CAGTGATGCCTAGCATAGCCCACTTTAAAGCCTCGCAGACCTTCTCTTGTTCATCGGGAGCACAGTCTACAACGATGGAATCGTGAACTGTTAGGATAAGCTTCGACTTGAGATCGAGCTCTCTAAACTTCCTTAGGGCGCGTATACAAGCTATAGGAACGCAATCCCCAGTTGCGAAGCTTTGCACCGGATAGTTAACGATGTTTGTGGCATTTGTGACACGACCATTACTTAATCGTCTCGCATTAGGGAAATGGAATTCCCTACCTGATGGGATACGAACAATACCATCTTGTAGTACTCCATCCATAAGCTTTTTATGCCAGTTGGCGAGACCCTGATAGATCGAAAAGTACTGATTAAAGTACTCTTTAACGTGCTCTTCCTCTGCAGCTCCTGTGCCGCCGTATAAAGGGGCAAATGTATAGGCTTTGGCTTCCTGACGCATATCTTTAGTAACATCAGCTTCACTACACTGGTTAATAATGCTCGCTGTCTGCTTGTGTACGTCTTTGCCAGAGAGAATATCGTTAATGATCTGGGGATCTCGGCTCAATTCCCCTGCAACCCTAAACTCTAGTCCAGAAAAGTCTGCCTCAATAACTCTTCCGCCATCAAATCGGCTTGTTATTGCCCTACGGACAGGAAATTTGCCGCCCTTAGGGATATTTTGGAAATTAGGGCCGCTAGAGCTTAGTCTGCCTGTTCTAGCGACTGTCTGGTTGAAATTTGCGTGTAGAATTCCATCATCTCTTGTCCAAGTTTCTATTCCAGTGACGAATGAGTTAAGATATGTATTAACAGCATTCAGTCTTGACATTTTCTCAAGGTATTCGACAGCGAGATCGTTACCTTTGGACTTAGCTTGCGTGATAAGAAGCTTGTTAGTGGTCTTATCGACTTTAAACCCGTTAACAGAAGCGTAGGATGGACCTTTAGGAGATAGTTTTAGTCCCGCAGTCTGGCCTGTACTGATATATACAGCACCCTCACCATCACACGTCTTGCAGCGGGGCTGGTTCTTATATGGCTCACCCTTTTTAGTCAGCTTATTCTGCTTACCTGAACCATTACAGACAGGACAGCACTCAGCTACGGTTCGTTGGATCACCTTACAGCTTGCTCGTACAGACGCTGCAAAGCGGGTGTCATTCATCCAAGGGGTAGGGAGCGGCTTACCATTAGGACCGACACCTATGTTGAACAGTTTAATATGCAGATCACGATCTACCACCTCTCGAGAGTAGACAATCTTGCTCTGATCTTTTCCTGAGTTAAGGTTAAAGGGTGTGTCCCCTAATACATGTCTGGCAATCTCAGTTAAACGCTTGATCAAGGCTTCTCTCTCAGCGATAAATTGCTGCTTAACCTCTTCCAGAATAGTCAACTGAATTTTGATGCCGTTTCGCTCTATTTCTACTAGGAAAAGCAGCATCTCATTCATCATCTTGATCACTGGATATAATCCCGGGCTGAACCGAAGATCATCCACTTGATCTAGGAAAATTTCAGCACAAGAAATCACATCTGCTTCAGCATATTCATCGACTGTCTCGAGTGGCATTGCCTCGAAACCGATACCGTCTTTGAACATATCGTCCACAAGATCTGACTTCTTGTGCGTTACGTCTCGTCTGATGGCTGTCTCTTTCAAGCTTAGCGGCATAGGCTGTGCTCGAGCGTAGACGAACTCTGCGATCATGGTACACCATACATCACAGCTGATAATGAACCCTATCTCTAAGGCCCAGATCACATCAAACTTGGCGTTATGCGCAACAATAAGATCCGCCTGATCTAGATCTCTCTGAAACGCATCCCTTCCATCAGGCTGGGGCTTCTCATTATGGTTCCATACTAACCTTTGTACGGCACCAATCTCTCCATTGGTAATCACACACCACCACACGCCAACGCATCTATTGTCTTTGTTGAACGGGCTGTTGTCTGTCTTACCATCAATATCTTTAACGGTGGTCTCAAAGTCCCACACGACTACTTTTAGATCTTTTACGTTGATCATGATTACTCCGTGTACCTAGAAATTAGAGGATGAATTTTTGTAGCTATGGTGCCATGCCATCCGCTTATTTTATTCTTAGAAATTGTAAGGTGTCGGATCTCATCGTCCGGATCGACGTCGAGCTTACCGATACCGATAATCAGATCAGCCTCACTAGCTTTACCAATCTTAGATCCTTCCATCATCGTAAATGATAGTCGGGTCTTGCCCTCAGCTTCTGCAGAGGCTTGAGACACACCAAAGATTGCACAGTTCTGACGCTTAGCTACTTCTCTGATACGTCTGTACACTTCTCTTAATCGCTCGTGGGAGGCGTTAAAGCTTCCTCCAATATTTACTTTGTCAGCCTGATCGATGAATACAATCGAAGCACCTTCTTTCTTGATATATCTCTCGATCTTATTAAGATCCCAGTCTTGGGTATCAATGTATGCAATGCGCCCTTGTGTTCTGGCCCTGTATATAGCTTTGGCTTTTTGAGTATCTGCTAGGATTTCCTCTTTTGTGAGGCCAGTAGCTGCACAGTACGCTCTCGCGACTGTTCTCCTTGTGGATTCTTCGTTACCTAGCACTACCACCTTATGGCCTTGATCTACAAAGCCACCGGGGGCCAGCGACAAGCTCACCACAAAGGCAGTTTTACCTACATTGGAAACAGCAAATATAATTCCAAACTCAGTTCTCTGTATTCCATAAACCCGTCTAGAAAGGGTCTCGATGTTGAACTTGGCTCGATTGGAATTATCCATATCCAGTATAAGCTCATCAATGTCTTGTGTGGTATTCGGGCCAAACTCGTCTTCTACAAACCCGTTACTATATTTTTCAATTAACTCCTGCGCTTTCCGTAGCGCTTCGACGTTTCCCTCCGATATTTCTAGGCCAAGTGTTGCGATCTGTTTACCAACATGTCTCTGCCATAATTTGGTTATACAATCTGATGCTATGTCGGGACTGTATTCCTGCTCTAAATCGACGAGAGATAAGACGTCTTGAACCTCACCCTTCTCAGCTCGGGTAGCTACTGGGTTCTCTAGTTCCCAAATCTTAAACAGTTCTTTGGAGGTGAGATCATGTCCATAGGTATCGTGGGCAGTGGTTAGAACTGTGTATAGTGATCTGATTTCATCAGAGAATAGCTTACGGCTGAGTTTGTCTTTGTTCTGCTCGTAGAACTCGTTTCTGAGCAGGGATTTTAAGATTGCTGTGTCTAGCATTGGTCACCCTGTACTTCGATTAGTTAGGGTAACATTCCTACCATAGTGTTTGCAAAAATAAAACCCCCCAATTTCTCGGGGGGCTGTTTTTAGCTAGTTCTGATCTTGAGCTTTTTGAGGTCGGGTTTTCCATCCCCTCGTCGCTCTTTGATATCGCATTGGTAGTATGTAACTCGGTTGTTACCTCTTACCAAATTGTTCATAGCTTCTTCTAAACGCTTCTGTTCTTCGGCGGCATCGATGTACCCCCCGGGCAGATCATAATCTACCAAAATTAATCCTCGAGCTTTAATTGTACCATTCCTTTTACTTTAACGTCTGTACTGGTAAGACCTAGACGGGTCATTTGTTAATGCAGGTTTGGTCCTCCTGCGAATAATTGGCAGCTATAAGGAATGAATCGGGGGGCCGCTAGGGGGGTAGCACCAATTAGATGCATTTTGATAAAAATAATGTGGTTCTACTAATTGCAAAAACTTAACAGTCTTACGGTTATGTTTACCGTTATTGCCCTTGCGCAACCAACGCCAATCATAACGGCTCCTTACCGTAGCAAAGCTTGTATTTGATCGCCAGTGAGCCATTTAAGATCATCTTCGAGAAACACCACACGGGTCTTTACTCGCCCTTCTAGTTTACTCTTAAGGTCTATAGCCTTTCGACTTGCGTCTTTATCTAGGGCGATAATTACCTCAGTAAAGGCACATAGTTGTGCCTTCTGTTGAGAACTTAGTACAGTTCCCAATAAAGCACAACCAGAACATTTAGTGAACCTGCTAACTGAACAAGCAGAGGGTACATCCTCGACTACAACAGCTACATCACCATCGCCAACTCTAATGATCCCCTCTATCTCGCCATACTGCTTCCATTTAGGCGTTGCACCATCCAAAGATCTACCAACAGCCCCTCTCTCATCCTCTGAGAAGAATAGAACCCTACGCTCAGCTGGAGCATATTCCACTCGAATAAGTCCGTTTTGATAGGCTTCTAGGCTATTATTATCTTCTAAATAATGAAGCACTGCAGGGTGGAATACAGGCGCGGAAAGGTGCGCTGGGATATCTATCAACCTCTTTAGTCGGTTGGCGCCCTCTACGCTGTGTATACGGCGTCTAAGAGCCTTTGTGGACATACCTATAGTCGTGGCGCCTTTTGCACCGCAGCTGAGCTTAAAGCAGTGCCACATCTTTCTACCATCACGTATCGCAATACCTAGCGTCTTACGTCCGCCGCAGAAGGGACAGTTGATATTGATGCCCATACCTTCCTTCACATGGATCTTATCGATTATCTCGATCTGTTCATTGTATGTATACATGTAACTATCATACCTGTAGCAGCACATTAATAAATGTAGTAGTTATCAGCAAGAGAATTTTCTACACTGTAAGTCATTGATTTAACTAATGCGCAGGTAACCTGAAGGTCGCAGGTTCAAATCCTGCTCCCGCAACCAAACTACTGATTTTATTACATTTACAACTGAGCTATTCATTCTATTCTTTACAATTCTATGAATTAGAATCTTCGTCTTCATTGTTACCTGAGTTATTCGCTTTGTAGCGCTCTAAAGCTCTCTTACGCTCTTGGTCAGACAACGGACGGATCTTTTCACGACTAAGCATATTAGCTCTATCGATAAACCATTCTTGTGGAAGGGGCTTGCGCCCCTCTGGTAGCTTACTCATCTGCTTCATACCTCACATGATCTTGAATAAAGTCGTAGACGGTCTGGATATCCATCTTGGCGGCTGCGCAGTATAGAACGAGCTTTAGCCCTTCTTCCTGCAGAAGCTTCACACACGTATCATCAATTTGGAATTGATAGGTAGCTGAGCCATCTTCATGCTCTTCTACTTGCTCTACGCCTATAACACCTACATCACTGCTCATGCTTCTTCCACTTCCTGCGTATTGATTCACGATCAGTTTCCTTATGATCGCCTCGGGCAACGATCTCTCTAACCCATGCGTGAGATATGTCGTAATACCTAGCTGCATGAGCCATTGATGGGAAGTCCCTGCCGAACAAACGACAGGCCACCCCGGGCTTATTAACTGTTGGATTGGGACAAATATGCTTAGGCATTAAAAGTCTGGCTCCCCATTCTCATCAAATATTGGTCTACGGAATTT